CGAGCCTCACGGTTCTTCGACACGTCGGCGAGCAGAGCCTCGGCCCCGGCGATGTCGCCCTGATCGACGAGCGTCTTGATTTCGGCGATCGTCTGCGGCGGTATCTGATTGACCTCGCCGACGTAGTCGATGATCGCTGATGCCGCAGCCGACAGCCCGGCCTCGGCAGAGTCGGCAGCCTTCGCCTGCCCGAGTAGCGACTTGTTCGCCACGTCGAGGGCGGCGGCACTGCCTTCGGCTGCGCCCGAGATTCGCACCTGCGCCTCGGCCACGCCGACGGCATCCTGCGTCAGCCCCTGATAGACCTGCGCCGTCTTGAGGGCGTCGCCGCCCGCTTCCATCAGGGCCGGGCCTAGCTCGGCGAGCGAGTCGTTGAAGTCGATCTGTGCGTCGGTCAGTGCGAAGTTCGCATCAGCCTGCGAGCGCATCGCATCGACTCGCTCCTGATTGGCGGCGATGCTGGCGTTGAGTGCGTCGACCTCGGCTTCGAGGGCGGCGACTCGTTCTTCTTCGGCGAGGGCTGCCTCGGCCGTGGCCTTCGCTGCGGCAGCGGCCTCGGCGGCAAGTTCCTTGTCGGCAGCAGCGACTTCCTCGGCACTGAATCCCGCTTCCTGCATCGCCTCGGATGCTTCGAGTGCCGACGCCCCCTCGGCTTGCAGTGCGGCACTGACCTCGGTGGCGCTGTCGCCCGCTTCCTTCGACTTCTGCGCCTGCTCGGCGAGGGCGCTCGACATCTCCTTCGCCGACTCGCTCGCCTCGTCGCTGCCGCCGATGAAGTCCTTGATGCCCGAGACGGCCCCGCTGACGATGCCGAGCCCGAAGCCCTCGACCTCGTCGGTCAGGTCGCCGAAGAACGGGATCGCATCGGTGACGGCCCGGCCCATGTCCTTGATGCCCGACACGAGCGAGCCGATCGGCCCGAGAATCTTGCCGATGACGCCGATGACATCAGCGATGCCGCCGATGAGCGGGGCCAGCTCGACGACCATCTCGCCAATAGCGATCTTGACTTCGAGCAGCGAGTCGGCGAGGGCGTCTTGAGCGTCCCGCATTTCGAGGGCGCTCTCGGCCTCGGCGTCGGTGACGGTCTGGCCCTCGGACACGGCGGCGAGGTAGCCCTGCATCTCGGACTCGGTCGCACCGATCATCGGGGCGAGCCCCTGGAAGCCACGCCCGAGCGCCGTGGTCCCGGCGATGGCTGCCGTCGTCGGATCTTCCATCGCCCCGAGTGCGCCCATCACGTCGAGCATCACGTCGCCAGTGTTCCGAAGGTTGCCGTTCGCATCGTGAGCAGCGACGCCGAGCGAGGCGAGCCCCGTGCCGCCCTTCGCCATGTCCCTTTCAAGGGCGATGAACGCCTTGCTCAATGCGCCCATCGACACGCCCGAGTCGTCGGCCACGGCGACCCACCGGCTGTAGTCCTCGGTCGTCATGCCGACGGCGACGGCTGCGTTCTTCGTGCCGACGGCGAGCTGCATCCATGCGTCGAGGCTGTTCTTCGCAGCGGCGGCTGCGAGTCCGACGCCAGCAGCTGCGCCGGTCGCTGCCGTGGCGATCTTGCCGAGCCCGGCAGCTCCCTGCACGCCAGCTGCGCCCATGAGCTGCGCTGCCTGCGAGAGCCCCGAGACATCGCTCGTCGCCTGCTGCACGCCCTCGACGAGCACCTTCGTCGACTGCGTCTCGGGCAGCTCGGCGAGCTTCGTTTGCAGCTCGTCGATCTGATGGCTGTCGGCCTCGGCAACGACGACCGTGTCGATGTGCTCGGGCAGCTCCGAGAGCGTGATCGCCAGCGCTTCGAGGTCGGCGGCATCAGCCTCGGCCTCGACGGTGACGTGAGCTGTCGAGCCGTCAAGCTCGACCGTCACGCCTTGCAGCTCGTCGAGAGCTGCGTGTGCATCCTCCGTCTCGGCCTCGGCGGTCAGCGTGGCGTCAAGTTCCTCAATCTCGCCACCGGCTGCGGCGATGTCCTCGGCAGCCTCGATGACCTCGTCGGCACCTTCCTCGGTGAACCTCGCCCGAAACTCTGCATCTGCCATGTCAGCTCACCCCCTGCCATCCCGCCATCAGCTCTCGCTCGGCCTCGACCATCCCTGCCGCCACGCCCTTCGACCACGTCCCTCGGGCGGCGACGCCCCGCACATGCACCATCCGTCTCGGCCCCATCGGGGTCATCAGGTAGCGGCCAGCTCGGGGGCGGATGACGTGCGCCGCCGTGCCATCTTCGAGGATGGCCCACACGGCACGAGAGCCATCGGCCTCGGCCGTGGCTTCGCTGTCACCCCCCTCGACGCTGACCGTCGCCGAGCCCGAGGCGTGATTTGATAGACGACTATCGCCGCCCGTATCGGCAGCTGCTTGCTGCTCGATCGTGGCGGCGGCAGTCGTTGCTCCGAGGGTCGGCGCATCGCTCGCAAACGAGCGGATGCTGTCCGCCCATCCTTGAGCGACAGCCGCCCCGCTCACGCCGAGACGGCTTCGGCTTCCTTCGCCCGGTCCTTCGCAGCCTTCGACTGCGTGCGGCCCGCCAGAGCGATCGGGGCGGGCGGCACGGGCGAGCTGGCGGCGAGCGTGCCGAAGCAGACCTCGGGCTTGCCCTCGACCGGCAGCGTCACGTCGGCGAGCAGGGTCGTGCGACCCTCGCCACCGATCGCACCGGACACGAGGCGCACGAGCCCCACGGCCTTCGGCGGGTCGTCGCCGTCGAGGCCCATGAAGAAATACGCAAGCTCCGTGTCGTGCTCGAACAGGAACTGTGAGAGCCCGTCGACAACGTCGGGGTCTTGCAGGTACGAGAGGGCCAGCTCGTAGCTCGTGGCCCCCACGAGCGGCAGCGTCTGCTCGGGGTCGCACCATGTGGCGGGCACCGTCTCGTCGCTGACGTTCGGCGAGGCGTTGAGCGCCCCGCTCGTGATCTGGCAGGTGAAGTCCATGTAGTCGGCGGAAGTCGCCGCACAGACATCAGCAGGGGGCACGGTCGGCCCGGTGAGCGAGAGGCCGAAAGTCCCCTGCTCGATCTTGAACACATGGCTCGGCATGGTCACTTTCTCCTTCGCTTGTTAGCAGGTTGCCGCCGAGGCTTCTGCCTCGACGGAGTAGGCCGGAACGTCTATTCCGGCGACGGACAGCGTTCGGGCGTCCACCCGAGCGACTGCGATGACTTCGCCCCCCGGCGACTTCGTGCCTCGTGTGCCCCCGAGGGCCACGAACACTCGGTCGACGAGAGCTATCAGCTCGTCCTCGTTGCCGCCCGCTTGCTGGCGACGCCCGAGCACGAACACTTGCAGCGTGAGGTCGATGACCACACGCTCACGCCCCGGTCGGCCTCCCGGCCGTCCGACCACGATGCACGGCAGCTCGGCCACGTCATCGGGGATGATGGCCCACAGCGGCACGTCGGGCAGCGCTGCTTGCAGCGAGCCGACGACCTCGGTGCGGAACTCGGCGAACACGTCAGGCAAGCCCGGCGTTCGTCATGTCGAGATGTCGTTCCATCAGCTCGGCGACATCGGGGTCGCCTGCGAGGATGCGGATGACGCCACCCTCGCCGCCGAAGCCCGCCACGCCCTCGGGCGACTGCCGTCGCTTGTAGAGCCGAGAGGCGAGCAGCAGGATTGCTTCCTGCACGTCGTTGTGATCCCATCGGCTCGGCATCGTGCGGGTGTAGACGTGCTCTTGCGCCACGATCAGCCGTGCTTCGAGCAGGGCGTCGTCCTGATTCCCCCGAGCGCCGACGTAGCTCCGCAGCGTTTCGAGGTCGGCAGTGATGAGCCCGGCCGGGGGCATCTCGGCGAAGGTCATCAGTCGTCCTCGGCATCCTCGCTCACGACCTCGGGCTCGTCCTCGGGCTCGTCGTCGAAGTTCCACTCGATCGCCTGATCGTCGAGAGCCTTGCGGGCCTTCGCCGTGAGGGTCGCCCCGGCGACTGCCGTGACGGTGAACACGACGCCGTTGCTTTCCTCGTCGTTCGGGTTGCGAACGGTCAGCGTCGCCGTGCCCGGCGTGAGCGGGGTGCCGCTGACGGTGAGCGTGGTGGCGTTGACGTACACGGTCGGCAGCGCTGCCTGATCGGCCTCGACGACCGAGCCCGGCACGAAGTTCGTGCCCGTGATCGTGACGGTGACGGCCACGCCGACGACGCCCGACACGGGGTCGATGCTGTCGATGTGCGGGTCAGGCAGCGGGGTCGGCCCGCCACCCCACAGCGAGGGCGGGTAGCTCTCGTCGTAGTAGGTCGAAAGATCGGTCATCTGCGCTCCCTTCGAGCGAAGGTGCCGAGGGGGGCGGCGGGCACGCATCCCCCCTCGGCACAACGGGTCAGGGTGCGACGCCGATCTTGATGATGGCGTCGGCGTGCGGGGTCGGGCGGTAGCCAGCGGTCGACGCTGCGACCGCAACCTGCCGACCGAGCACCGACGGCTCGACAGCTTCGAGCACCGGGTAGCGGTACAAGTAGCCTTCGAGCCCTTCCTCGCCTCCGACGTAGTAGCTCTCGTCGGTGATCGCCGCCGTGATGACCGGACGGAGCCCGGCGACGGTGATCGAGAACGACGATGCGCTCGACGTGCCGGGGGCATTCGTCGCCCCGAGCGTCGGGAACAGCGGACGGCCCGCAGCGTCGGTCAGCCCGCCGAGGCGAGCCCATCCGAGCGGACCCATCGCCAGCCAGCTCGGGAGCTGGCGGGTGACGCCGTAGTAGGCGGCGGCTGCGTCGTAGATCGCCTGAATCGTGGCGGCAGCGTCAGCGTCAGCGGCGAGGGCGATGAAGCCCGTGCTCGCCATCATCTCGTTGACGAGGCTCGTGTCGATGGCGTTCTCCAACCGTCGGCGCAGCTGATCGAGGATGATCTGCAACGACTGCGGTTGGAACGACAGCAGCTGCTGCGAGATGTTGAGGTAGCCGCCTGTCGTGGTCAGCGGCACGTTCGTCACTTCGACGGTGAACGCCTTGCTCGCAAGCTCGGCCTTCTGCAACGCCTGCACGGCGACGCCCGTGTCGAAGTTCGGGTCGACGATGTGCGGCCGACTGAATCCGAAGCCGTCCGACGCCGGAATGTCCCGAAGGCCGATGGCATTCGCAAACGGCATGCCCTTCGGGTACGGGTCGACGACCGGGCCGACCACCGGACGGACGACGAGCCCGCCGAGGTCGCCAGCGACCGGGGTCGTGTCGGCGGCGAGCGTGCCCATGTGCTCGGCAGCTCGGCGCATGACTCGGACGTAGCGCCCTCGGGCTTCCTGATCGCCCTGATGCAGACAGTCCCACAGCAGCTGTCCCGAGCTGCGGTAGTGGAAGTCGGGGCCGATGATGGCCCCGCCGAGCGAGCGCAGACGGGTCTGCGTTTCCTCGCTGATGTCGATGTCTTGCACGAGCAGGTCGAGCTGTCGCTTGAGCGCTGTGATTTCCTCGGTCGATCCGGCGATCGTCGCCATCTCATCTTCGGACAGGTCACGGCCCTCGTCGGCTGCCCGGTCGGCGAGCCCTTCGATGAGTGACCGCTTCTTCGTGATGTCGCCTTGCAGGCGATCGGCGAGCTTGTTCGCCATGAGTGATGCTCCCTTCGGGTTGCGGGTGTGTTGGGTCCGCATCTCACCGAACGGGATGCCGCTCACTCGGGATGCCGGTCGAGCCGGGGTGCCGTCTTGCCCGGTAGCTATGCCGGGGTGGGTCGTTGCTGGCCTCGACGGTAGCAGCTCGACCGATAGTCGTCTATCAGTAGGTCGACCACGCCTGCCAGCCCTGCACGTCGAGAATGTGGACGGCGCACGTCAGGTTGAACCACGGGTCGAACAGCATCGCCCTCGTGCCCCCGCAGTCGTCGGCCCACATTGGCATCACCTGCATCAGCCCGCTCGCCCCCGAGGGGTTGCGAGCGCCCGGCTGACAGCGGCTCTCTCGGTACATGATGCGGCTCACGGTCGGCCAATCGGACTCGGCGAAGCCCGCCTGCATGGCGAGGTCGAACCACTCGCCGCACCGACCTCGATCGACGACGGGCGGCGGGTCGGGCGGGTCGAGGCGGTCGGCTTGAGCTGTCGCCTCGGCAGGCCCGTCGAGGTAGGCGACCGCTGCCTCGGGGTCGACCTGATACCACTCGACCCACGCCCGCTGTTGAGCGGGGGTGCAAGCGGAGAGCACGACTATCGCAGCCAGAGCTGCGAGCCAGCGCATCTACCCGACGGCCTCGATGGCGGCGGCATCTTCGAGGGCGTGCTCGTCGAACATCGGCATGAGGATCGCCAGCAGCCGCAGCCGCCCCCTCGGGTCGTTCGCCTTGCACAGCTCGACCTGCTGCCGACGGGGCAGCGAGAGCCCCGCTGCGTACACGTCGAGAGCCTTGCCCTTGAGTGACTTGCAGCCGACGCACATGGTCAGCCGCCCTCGGCGAGCAGCGCCCGCACCCGGTCGAGGTTCGGCGTGCCGCCGAGAGGGTCGTCGTCCGAGCGCACGGCGAGAATCTTCGCCGAGCTGTAGACGGGGATCGGCGTCGCCGTCACATGGCTGATGTGGATTTGCCGACGGCGGCGAAGGTTGCCGTCGATGATCGGCGGGGCGACATCGGTGAACTCGATCGAGAGCCCGGTGTGCGACTCGGCCAGCATCGACCGCACTTTGTCGAGGCGGGTCGGGTCGTCGTAGAGCTTGAAGCGCCCGTAAGCCCCGCCATCACGCTCGGTCAGCTCGGTACAGAATCCGAGCCGATGGTCGAAGGCTCGCTCGTGGTCGAGGGTGAAGCCGATCCACGCCGGGGAGCCGCCACGGCGCTTCGCCGTCTGCTGCATCCGCACGGTGCAGCCGGGGTCGAAGCTCTCGTCGTACTCGTCGAGCTGCCCGTCGAGCAGCTCTCGAATGTGGGCGACCTCGTTGAGCGGGAACATGCGCCCGAACACTTCCCGGCCGTCGGCCGACAGTTCGAGCGAAGCGTCGAAGGCCCGCAGCATCAGCTCGCCTCGGCCCGCTTGCGTTCCTCGGCGAGCCTGCCGAAGAACTTGTCGACCTCGGCTCGGCCCGCAGCGCCACGGCGCTCACGGTCCTTCGGCGCTCGTTCGAGCGCTTCCTGCACTCGCTCGGACGTGGTGCCCGGCCCGAAGTATGCGTCACTCATGCTGTGCGGCCTCCCATGACTCGTTGCACTTGTTCGAGGTCGTCCTCGACCCACGGCCCGAGCGGCAGTCGCATCGCCGCTCGGATTTCCTCGACCTCGATCGCCCGGCGACCGCTCACGGGGTCGACGAGGTTGAACAGGTACTGATAGGCGAGCGCCTGCTCGGTCATCGGCGGGCGCACGTATTGGTCGGGGTTGAACTCGATGACCGTGCCGTGCGGCAGCAGCCAGCGTGACCACGACTCGGACATCATCTGCGCCATCGGGCGAAGCGTCGTGGCCCAATGATGCTGGAACAGCTGCGAGGCGTTCGTGTAGGTCAGCCCTTGCGCCATCGACACGTTGATGAGGTAGCCGGGGATGCCGAAGGCGGCAGCGATGCGCCTCTCGTCGAACTCTCGCAGCCCGAGCAGCGCCATGTCCTCGGGCGAGAACGACAGCACCTGCAAGTCGAAGCCCGAGCCGATGACGGCGGGCGCTCCGTCACGTCGAGCAGCTGCCTCGACCCACCGATTCTGTGCGTCGGTCGCCTGCCCGGCGTCGAGGTTGCGTAGTGCCTTGAGCACGGCCCACGGCACGCCCCCTCGGGTGACGAGGTCGGTGGCGTATTTCTCAAGGGCGAGGCTCGTCGCCAGCGATCGAGCTGACCATTCGAGCGGGCCGATGCCCCGCAGTCGGCCGGGGTAGCTCTGATACCGAAGATGGCAGATGTCCCTCGGGTCGGCCACGGGCTCGCCGTCGATCAGGTACTCGATGCGGCCGTCGATCCACTCGACGCCGACGGCATCGGGGTTGAGGTTGACGAAGCGGGCGATCGAGTCGTCGGCGAAGCGGCCCGTCACGAACTGGAAGGCTTCGCCTCGGAACATGAGGGCATTGCACACGCCGTGCATGAAGTCCGACCATGAGCCGTACAGCTCGGGCTCGGGCGTCACCCGCCAGCTCGGCAGCCGCACCGGCTTCGTGCCCTTGAGCCCGTAGATCGGGAACGAGGCGAGCTGTCGGCTGTTGAGGTCGACGCACGTCGTCGCCGTCGCCGTGCGGGCGAACATCGTGTCGGCGTTGCTCGCCGTGCCGATGGGCGTCATGTTCGGCGTCTGCCAGCCAGCGGGCCAGCCGTCCCACGAGTCGGCGTGCATGTGCCCGGTCGGGTGCCCGTGCGGCGAGCCCATGATGACCGGCCCCGGCGTCGACTGCGGGCCGACCGAGCCGATGGGCTCGTTCGGGTTCGGCACATGCTGCCGGGGGTCGATCTGCGGGTGCTCGCTGGCAGCCCGAACGTGCCGACGATCGGTGACGATCAGCCCTGACTCGGTCGTGCTCTCCATCGGGAGACGAGGCTAACTCAATCGAGGGGCCGAAGTCGATGCTCGGCATCTATCACGTTTGTCGGCGGGCGTCGAGCGGGAGCGCTTCGAGCGTCCGACAGCACCCGGTCGACGACCTTGTGAGCGCACCCGAAGCACGAGCCGTAGTGCCCGAGCACGCCGTTTCGCTCGAAGCTGATCGAGAGCTGCGGAGCTGCGCCGCACTGCACGCACCACACGACGAGGTCGAGCTGCCCCATCACCACACCTGCGGTTGTAGGACGGCAGTCGTCTCGACGGCCCACACGCCGAGGGCGGCAGCGACGAGGGCACTGACATCGCCGCCGTGCCGGTCGAAGCCCCACCGATCGCCCGAGCGCCGACGGGTCGCTGCGCTGATCGCCGTGTCGAAGCGGGCGTCGTCCTGATGCACGATGCCGCCATCGCCGACGAGCACGGAGAACTTCGACGCTGCGGCGAGCACGTCGCCCGCCTTGATCTTGATGACCTCGACCTCGGCGGCTTCGAGGGCGGGCACGAGCCAGCCGCACGGGCCAGCTCCGTCGAGGGCGACGGGCACGTTCCATCGCTTCGCCTTGTCGATGACCGTCGGCGTCAGCCAGTCGATGCCGCCACGGTTGTCGATCAGCTCGACGCCATGCCCGGCGTCATGCGGGCCGACAGCGACGATGCTCGCCGCCGAGCCCGAGGGCGTGCAGTCGACGCCGAACACGAAGGCGTGACGAGGCGTGCCCCTCGGGCAGCGGTCCCACTCGTCGGCATCGACGACCTGCTGCGCCGGTCGAGGCGTGTGCAGGCACAGATACTCACGGCGGAAGTCGGCCACGTCCATCGTCTCGGCTTGCATCCGCACGAACTCGGTGCTGATGCCGCCCGGCCGGTCGAGCGTCGGGATGGTGCGCTTCCACACGGCGGGGTCGTAGGGATCGCAGTCGCTCTCGGCCGACCACTCGAACAGCATGCGGCTGCGGTCGCCCTCGGCGACAGCTCGACGCCCGGCCTCGGTCAGCGTGTGCAGCAGCGTCGCCGTGTCGTCGCCCTCGTTCGACAGCGCCACGAACTGCGCCCCGATCGAGTGCGGGTTCGAGTCACGAGCTGCCTGCGTCGGGTTGAGCGAGGCGAGCAGAGCGGCCGGGTGAGCGAGCGCTTCGTCGAGCAGGATCAGGTCGAGGTCGAGCCCACGAGGGCCGGTGCGGCTCGGCGTCACGACTCGCAAGTAGCTGCCCGACTTGAACAGCACGGACTCGTCGCCTCGCTGCGTGCGGACCCGTCGCACCGACGACCAATAGATCGACTCTCGAAGAACCTCGACAGCGTCCTGCCATGAGCGGATTGCGTTCGCTCGGTCCTGACAGAGCCAGCCGACATGCTGCGGGCCGGGCTGCCCGCCGATGATCGGATAGGCGTCTATCAGCTCGGGCAGCAGGCACTGCGTCCACCCTCGGACTCGGGCGACGACTGACTTGCCGGTCTGGCGGCTGACCTCGACCGTCACCTGCTTCGCCGTGAGCCGGGCCAGCTTGCGCCCTCGCTGCCGCCGAAGTTCGAGGCTCGTGTCGCCGACGTACTTCTGCCACGGCCACCACTCGCAGCCGAGCCCGACCGCCACGTCGGCGGCGATCGGCCCGAGGGTGATGGCGCTCGACCTCGGCGTGCCGATGCGGGGCTTCGTGAGCCCTTGCCTCACCACGGCCTCGAAGGGAGCGGGATGCCACGAGCCGCCCGGCGTCGGTGATTGTGCAGCTGCGCCCCCTGCCGGTCGCTGCACTTCTGGCAGCTCGGCCGGTACACGCCACGCCACACGCCACCGATGGGCACCGACACGAGCGGCGGATCGTGGTCGGCGATGCAGGCGTTCGGA